TTTTTTAATCGACTTAAATGCTTTGGCTGTTTTATTCTCAGCGGTGATTACATACTTTGCGCTTGCTTTCCCTGCCATTATTTCCTTTCCTGCTTCAGTCTAAAATAAGCCGACCACATTACAATTTCATCAACCGTCAAATCCATAATTTCATCCACCGTTTTGTGAAGATGCTCGGCTAATTCATATAGAAAAAGCAAATCACGATCTGACTTTAACTCTTTAGTGCTTCGCCCTCATCCGGCTCAACCTCATTCATTGCATTAACAACGCGCGACACAATATCGGGATCAAACTCGTTCATGATCTCGGTCATGTGTACTTTTCGCCAAATTTGTTTGCCGTCTTGATCAAGCGATCGCAAGATAAAAGTCATAATAATGGCTTCATCCGGCTTACCCTCATGCACCAATCTTAAAATCTGTCCTTGTATCTTAAAATTAGTGGCCGATTTGAAATAGATTTTGACGGCTTCGCCATCGTCACCTTTCCATTCCGGTATATCAACAGACAACAAATCACCGCTAATGCGATCCTTAAATTGGCTCTTGGCGATGTTAGTGTAGTTCATAGATTATGATGCAGTTGCGAAACTCAGTGCGCCATCACCCGTGAATGAGAATGATGCTGCCACCATATCATCTTGACCTGCTTCAACTGTCAATGAATCAACAATCCCAGTGCCAGTGTAGTATTTGTCACCGGTTGATGCGCATTCGGGGTAGAAGTTCATCGTTACTGATGCGCCAGCGGTTAATGCACCTTGACCCGTTGTATCAGTTTCATCCCAAAAACAATCACATGATCCTGACCATGAAGTTGTGCCAGCGGTAAATGTTTTTGCCGCATCGCCCAATGTTGTTGTTTCGATTGTTTCAGCACTTTCTTCGATGCTGTATGATTTTAATTCAGCGATTGTTACAGACCCAACTTTAACAACGCCCTCGCTACCTTTATGATTTGCCATTTTCTTTTACTCCGTGTGATTTAACTTTTTTGGTTTTAGTCTTTTTAGCGAGTGACCATCCTCGTTGCTCTGCATTTTGGATCTGCGATTCTTGTACTGTTATCGCCTCGCATCCATCTTGATACATTTTTGGCATATTGCCTCCTAACTAATTAAAGTTTCAACATCTGATTTATTCACTCGATACAAACAAACAAATCGCATACTCATCAACCCCACTGGTTGATCTGAATCGCCTGAGAGTTCAATATCAACCCCCTCAAAATCGATGTCTTTACATTTGCCACTCAACGTGGTGTCACCACTGTTAAAAATAGCATCCTCAACCTCGGCACTAATGGTGTCTAAGGTGTTATCCAAATTGGTGGTGGCCTTTGCTCGCACTTCAATCACAATATTTAAAATGCGCATTTGCTTGTTGGCCGCTTCTTCACCGAGTTCCTCACTTAGTGTATAAATTGCCAATGATGGCAACGCATCATGATCATATACGCGCGAATCAAATACATTCGCACCGGTGGTAGTCAAACCGGTTAATGTGTTTTTAAGCTGATCTCTTATTTGTTGTCTGACGTGGCTCATTGTTTCTCCAAAATTAATGAAGTTAAACCCGTGCCATCCGGCTGCACACCGGCTACTTTGTATGAAGTAGCATTAATGGTGAGTGCATCGCCATGTGTAATGGATGGCACATCGGCCTCAATGCAAACAAATACCGGGCGCACACCCTCAATACCGTGTACTTCTACAAACTGATTCTCGAAGATTCCAGTCACAGTGGCAGCGCCGATGGTGGCATTGTCTGCCATCTCAGTGCTATCCAAAAACTCGCTTAAATCTTCTGCAAACATTTTTTATTTTTTCGCCTTTTTTTTGGCTTTAGTTATCACGGCTTTATTCATGCCAATTAATTTATTTGCTAATGTTTTATCAGCTTCAATCACTTCACCTTTGGCGAACGATGTACCGTCAATTGCGGTCGCTATTAATAATTTTAATTTCATCTTTAATTCCTATTTTTTATAAAGAATGGCACTCACATGAATGTCATTTTTTATAAAAGAACGGCACTCACAATAAATGCCGCTCAATTATCAATGATTGATATTAAGTAATAATATCTGTCATTGCTGCAAATGACTCAGCGTGTCTTACCGCGATGTCAACATCTTGCAATGCAACCACACGAACCGTGCCAGAAGCCGAACCCGTTGAAGTATCAACATTGATGTCAATACCACCCCAAGTGCCGATGATCAAGTCATTCCAATTACCAAACACCATTGACGAAAGGCTAGTACCCGTGCCTTTAGTGCCGTTTGATGGTACTTGGTTTGATACCGCTGCGTTATAACCACGTAACGTGTTGCTGTCTGACCAAACATACTGCGCTGTGCCAGATGCTTTTTCAGTTTGTAGTAACTTGCCACGTGTTGCTGCGTTAGTTAAGAAACCTAATGCGCCCATGTCTGCGTTGTCAATTGCCACTGCTGACTCAAGATCAACAATGTCTGCCCAATCCGGCGCCGCACCATTTGTGCCACCCACTACTGAACCAATGCCAGACGTGTTTAAAATACCCGTTGGTTGGTTAGAAGCGCCAGAACCGTTAATTGCTGCTGAATCGATTGCCAATGCCAAAGATGTTGCAAGATCATTACGGACAAATGATTCAACATCCATAGAAGATTGCAATAACATTTTGCGAGAAATGTCTGACATTGAGCCAACTGTCTTAGGTGACATTGATACTTGATCAAAGGCTGCTTGTGATTCTGTGATCGCGCCGCTTTCTGCTACCCAATAAGACGTTGCACCACCGGTTTGACGTGGGATTGCAATGTTGCCAACTAAGTCGGTCATCATTGTTGCACCTAAACCAACTGTTGCCATTTTGTTTCTAAGCATATCGATGAAAGAGCCAGATAGTAAATCTGTTGCTACTGTGTGACCACCAGCTGTTGCAGTTGTCACATTTAAGTCACGCATTAAAACGTCTGTTGGGATATAGAAACCCTGCGCACGTTTGCCCAATTTACCAGCCATCTCGTCTGACATTTCACGCTCAAAGCCTGCATCGTTCCAGTTGCCCGTCACTAATGCGTTGACCGCACGTACAATTGAGAAATTATCCGTTTGCTCGTTGCTCATGCCGATTTTAGTATCTTCAATCGCTGCTGTTTTAGGTTGATTTTTAGTGATTGAATCTAATGCCACGCCACGAAACTCATCCATTGAACGGTCATTGCCTTTAAATTGGCTGCCGATCTCTTTTAATTCCGGGTGCTTTGCAACGATTGCATCGATCTCTTGTGAGCGTGCGCGATCCGCCGCTACTGCATCGCGTGCTACTGTTGCAGCATCGATGTTTGTTGTGTTTTCTGTTGTCATTTTGACTTCCTTATTTTTAGTTTTTAAATTTGTGATTTTGGTAATATTGTCACCATCAGCAGATCTAGCAATACCGATTGAATTGTCCGCAGGCACACTCACCACGCTCACCTCAAATGGTTGCCAACGAGTAGCAACATACGTTTCCACTTCATCCTCTGATCGTGACTCGTCTAATTCCATTTCGTTGATACGATATCCAACAGAAATGTTTTGGCGAATACCATCCACCACATCTGTAAAGATTTCTTGAGCGCGTGCTGACTTAGAAAAACGCACAATTGCTTGCCCACGTTTGCCATCCACCGTTGCACTTTCCACTCGGCCTATTTGATCGCTCGTATCATGATCCATTAGAAGCGGTGCGCCATCATTCAAACGCCCCAAGTCGACTGATTTGGGCGAGTGATCTAACACTTCCATCCCAAACCATCTCTCGACTGGTGCATCGCTTGAAAACGATAAACCCACCGTGCGTGCTTCTTCATCAATCGCCGCGCGATCCAAATTAAAATATCGGGTTAAATTACCCGTTTTGATTTGTTTCATTGCTTATTACCTCATTATTAATACTTAAATTAAGGCCTTTTTCTTTGGCCAATTGTTGCTCATAAGCAAGCTGGTCATATATATCCTCTATATCACCACCTTGCTCAGCTACCACTTCACTGGCAGTTTTAATGCCAGCATTAATTGCCTCAGTTGAAGCCTTAATGTCTTTGAGTGGATCAACCCAAGTCCAGGCTTTTGGTTGCCATCTGATTTCGGATAATTTATCAAAATCAGTCATCGACAAACCCATCGATCCATTCAGCAATTGCATACTTAACCATTGCTCATAAATGCGATTCATAAAATGCTGTGTCATCCAATTTTGTTTAACTCGCCACTGGTCTCGTTCTTCAATCGTGCCGGATCTGATCGAGGAAAAACTAACGCCCTCTAAATCACTAGCCAACGAGTTATAAGCAACGCCCAATCCGGATGCAATACCGCGCAAAATCGCCTTATTAAATGACTCAAATGCGCTTGTTGGATGGGTAGGATCAAAAGTGGTAAAGCCAGTGCCAGCCGGTAGTTGGGCAAATTGCCCCGGCTCTGCTGCATCGATCAAATAACCTTGATCATCTTCTTCACCAATAAATGAATCTCCGGCCTCTGAAGTATAAAAACCCATCTTGCTAGCGCCAATACGCGCTGCCACGAGTTCAGCTTCTTCATAAGCACCGAGCATATTAAGCCGTGACATAGCACTGGCCATCCAAGTTGCACCACGGATTTGCTCTGGGCGTTCACCCATAAAGGCGTGGATGATATTGTCCGCATCAATGCGCTCATATCTTGCACCGGCGCTGGCTTCATTTTCAAGGTTAGTGAGTAAGTGATACGCCACTGCACGACCGGTGGTGTCAAACTCAATACCCA